GGAAAGAGCATTAGCAGAAGAAAGAGCATTTGAGTGCTATATTAGGGGAATTGTTGAAGAAAGAGCAGATGTCAACATGACTACTGGTGATAATGGAGCAGTTATTCCATCATCAATAGCAAATAAGATCATCAAGAAGGTATATGATATTTCGCCTATTTATCAATTAGCAACAAGATATAATGTAGGCGGAACATTAAATATACCTTATTATGATGAAACAACTCAAAGTATAACAATGGCTTATGCAACTGAATTTACCGAATTAGAATCTACATCAGGAAAATTTGCTAGTATTGAATTGAAGGGTTTCTTGGCAGGAGTATTAACTAAAGTTTCCAAGTCATTAATTAATAATTCTCAATTTAATTTAGTTGAGTTTGTAATCGGCGCAATGGCAGAATCTATTGCAAGATGGATAGAAAAAGAACTATTAAATGGTACATCAAATAAAATCGCTGGACTTAGCACTGTAACACAGACAGTAACAGCAGCAAGTGCAACAGCTATTACAGCAGATGAATTAATAGACCTTCAAGAAGCTATACCAGATGTGTATCAAGGACCTGCTATTTGGATAATGAATAAAGCTACTAGAACAGCAATTAGAAAATTAAAGGATCAAGACGGAAATTATATTTTAAATAAGGATGCTACATCAAGATGGGGATATACACTATTCGGCAAAGATGTTTACACTTCTGAAAATATGCCAACTATGGCTGCTGGGACAACTGCAGTTTATTATGGAGATATGAGCGGGCTAGCAGTTAAGCTATCAGAAGAAATGAATATAGAAGTGTTAAGAGAAAAATTTGCTACTCAACACGCTATAGGAATAGTTGGATGGCTTGAAATGGATGCAAAAGTTGAGAATGCTCAAAAGATAGCTAAGCTTGTGATGAAAGCTGAATAGGCGGTGATTGAATGCTAGTACGAGCAAAGGTTAGTTTTGCTGGTGCTTTTTCTATGTATAAGGATGAGGTTAAAGAGTGCAGTGATAAAGCTGTACTCGAAGACCTTTTACAAGCAGGATATGTAGAGGAAGTTAAGGCAGAGAAACCTAAAAAGGGCGTGAAATCTAATGAAACTAAACGAAATACAAGTAAGTGATGTAGTTGAATACTTAAGACTTGAAGAAGGAGAATATTCAGAAACATTTATTGCAAATTTACTAGATGTGGCGAAGAATTTTATTAAAGCTTATACTGGACTAACTGATGAAGAAACCAATAAACATGATGATTTTTATATAGTAGCTATGGTCTTATGTCAAGATATGTATGATAATCGTTCTTTCTATATTGATAAAAATAACTTGAATAAAGTTGTAGAAACAATATTGGGAATGCACTCAGTAAACTTATTGTAGGTGATGCTATGGATCCAGGAAGATTAAATAAAAGGATAAAAATATACAAGCTTGGTACAAATTATAATGATTATGGAGAACCATTAGATACAAAAGTCATAGTTCATAATTGTTGGGCAAGTGTTAAAAACAAAAGTGGTACAGAGCAATTTAAGTCAGTTACTCCTTTTAGTAAGGTAGTTACAAGTTTTCTTATTAGATATACTAAGAAAGCTATTGATACTACTATGAAAATAGAGTTTCAAGGGGAAGAATACAATATTATTTATGTAGATAACTATAACTTCTCTAATGAATGGATAGAGATAACTGCTGAGAAGGTGATGTAATGAAAAATAAAAAAACTGAATGGTATTGTATAGACTGCGGTTACACAGAAATAAATCACAAACAAATGGATGGTCTACATTGTCCGAAGTGTGGTAAAAGTCATTTGATTGGTAAGTTGGTGAAGTAATGGCTAAAGTAAATTTCAAAGTCGAAGGCATGAAAGAACTAGAAAAGTCATTAAGGAAACTAGGTAAAGTACCCCAAAAGCACGTAACAGCAAGTGCGAAAAAAGGTATGAATATACCTTTAAGAGAGGCAAAAGCTAAAGCTCCAGTTGATACAGGAGCATTGAAAAGAGGAATTATATTAGTAGGAGAAAAATCCAAGACTAAAGGAAAGAAAGTATACAGAATTGTATTTGATAGAGCCTACAATGATATATTTCAAAAGAAAAATAAAAAAGGGCAAGTAACCGGATATTATCCGGTATCACAAGAATATGGATACTTTGCTAAAAACGGAAGATATATTCCAGGATATAGATTTATCCATAACAGTTTGAATAATAATGCGCAGAAGGTAGAAAAAACCATTGTTGATACTATGCAAAGTAAAATAGATCAAGAAATAAGAAAGGCGGGGTTAAAATAGTGGAAACAGCATTAAGGTATGAATTAATACAAGCTATACCAGAATTTACAGATAAAATATACCCCACTAATGCACCAGAAGGCTCACAAGGGCCTTATTTGGTTTATGCGAGAATTAATACTCGTAAGATAAAAACTCTTGAAGGGTACACAAATAAACAAGCTCTAAGCTACATGTTTTCTATTATGGCTACTAAATATTCTGATATGGTTAGATTAAGAAAACAAGTAGAGGAACTATTATTGTCTTTGTCAGGGAAAACCATTGGAGCAGAGGGAATTTATATAGAGGATATAGATATTAACAACATGAACGAGCAATATGAGCATGAACTCGGAGTAAATCGAGGAATTATTGACTTTACAATATATTATTAGAAAGTGAGGTAATAAAATGGCTAAAAGAGCATTAGGAACTAAATTAAAAATAGGTAATACAAGTCCTGTAACTGTAGCAGGGTTAACAAGTATTGGTGGACTTGAATTAAGCGCTGATACAATAGAAGTAACAACATTAGATAGTGATGGTGGATATAGAGAGTTTATAGCTGGGTTTAAAGATGCTGGAGAGGTATCCTTAGAAGGATATTTAGAGCTTGATCAAGGGAAAGGTCAAAAAGATTTATATGACTTATTTGAAAATGGAGATGTTCAAGACTTTACAATTGAATTCCCAGATAACATGGGAAGTTGGACATTTAAGGGCGTAGTAACTGGATTCTCTACTGGGGCAAGTTTAGAGGACCCATTGTCATTCAGTGCGACTATAAAGGTATCAGGAGCGCCACAATTATTGATAGGAACTGAAGGCTAAGGTTATCTTAGCCTTTTTTATTTTATAAGAAATGAATTATAGGAGGAATAATAATGAGTTATACACCAGTCGAACTAGATAAAGTAAGAAATTTTAGATATGGAATGAAGGCAATTTCAATTATTGAGAAAAAGTTCAAGAAGCCTATTGCAAAAGTTGATTTCGATAATTTGACTATGGAAGATACTGCAACTATAATATGGGCAGGTCTAGTACATGAGGATAAGAATTTAACTGTAGAAAAGGTTATGGATTTAATAGATGAAAAAGGCAATTTACAACAAGTAATGCAAGCTATGAGTGAAGCTATGAATATAGCTTTCGGTGGAGGTAAAGAGGAAGAAAAAAACTAACAGAGGGTAGCAAAGATAAAGAGTTTTCTATAATAGATGCTCTTGAAACGGCTACCCTTTGCGGTATATCTCCTTTAGAATTTTGGGAGCTAACTCCATTTGAATTTAGTTTAGTTGCAAAGGCTTACATTCAAAAAAAGGAAGAAGAAGGTAAGGAAAGATTAACTCTTGCTTATATAAATGCTATGTGGACAGCCCAATGGTTTGCAAAGAAAGGGCATCAACCTAAATCTTTAAAAGAGATATTAGAAGGCATAGATAGACCAAAGAAGCAAATGACAGATGATGAAATGTTTATGAAAGCAAAAGCATTAAATGCCTTATTTGGCGGGGAGGTGAAAGTTATAGATGGCAAAGAGTAACTTTATAATTCGTGGTGGTGCTGATTTTAGTGGAATTAAGAAAGAAATGGATAAAACACAAAGAGCATTATCTAACTTTCAATCTTCTGTTGGTAGTACCATGAAAAAGATAGGAACTATTCTAGGCACCCTAGCTATTGGGAAATTAATAAAGGATAGCACACAAGTTGCTATGAGTGTAGAAAGCGCAGTAGATAATATTAATCGTAATATGGGATCTGCTGCAAAGTCTTTTCAGGACTTTGTTAATTCACAGTCTAGTGCTTTAGGAATGGCAAAAGCAGATGCCTATAAATATGGAGCTACATTCAGTAATCTTCTAAGCAGTTTTACTGGTAGTACAAAAGAAACTGCAGAGCAAACACAAGAATTAATGAAAGCCGCTGCAATAATAGCAAGTAAAACTGGAAGAACTTATGAAGATACTGCAGAACGTATTAGAAGTGGTATGCTAGGAAGTACAGAAGCGATAATCTTATCTGTCGCATAGGGTGGAAACACCTTATTAAAAATTGGGCAAAATCGGTGAAGGCTAAGTTGTCGAAATAACCAAAATGTGGTATAATAATTATATAGGATAGTTGAGGAAGTCGCGAGCCTCAATGACAAGAAGGTTATCCGAGCCTTCTTCCTATATTTTAAAAACCGAATACTCGGATAAAGAAAAACACTATCGGAGGTGTATTTGTTATGCAAAAACATTATATTTACAAAATAGAATGTTTAGTTAACAGGAAGGTTTATATAGGGCAAACTAAAAACAAAACCAAGAGAATACAAGAGCATAAAAGAACTTTAAAAAATAACGAACATTATTCATACCATCTGCAAAGAGCGTGGAATAAATACGGCAAAAATAATTTTAAATTTTCAATAATAGAAGAATGTTCTAAAGAAAATGTTGATGAAAGAGAGCGCTATTGGATTCGACATTATAAATCTAATAATCCGCAATACGGATATAATCAAGAAAGCGGAGGAAGTAAAAATAAAGAACATAGCGAAGAATCTAAAAATAAGATGAGAGAATACGCTCTTAAAATTCACAGATGGCAAGGCAAAAACAACCCTAATTATGGCGGTGCCATGTGGGATGATGAACGCAGGGAATATTACAGAAAAATAAACAAAGCAATATGGACGCCAGAAAAAAGGAAAGCTAAAAGCGAAAAAATGAAAGAAGTTTATAATCTAGACAATGCGCTTGAAACAGTTCGAAGAAAGGTAGTTAAGCTAAGTTTAAACGGGGAATATATAAATACTTATAACAGTGTAATAGATGCTGCTAGAAGTATAGGAAAAAGTTCATCAGCTCATATATGTGATTGCTGCAGAAGAAATAGACGCAGTGCACATGGTTTTGTTTGGGTATATCTTGACGATTACGAAAGTGGAAACTATGTAGTAAATCCAAGTGCTTTAGAACTTAATAAGAGAATGAAAATTGTAAAGTTAACAATGGATAACAAATATTTAGGTACATATATTTACGGAGACATTAAATCAAAAAACAAAGGGAAAATCCTTGAATGCATAAAAGGCAAAAGAAAATCAACAGCAGGATATAAATGGATAAAATATGAAGATTATATAGAAACATTACCAAAAAAGAGCTAACCACAGGCTCTTTTTTGGTTTCTGCAATATGCTAACACCGAGGTAACTAATCAGATTGCGAAAGGCTGATTAGCACCGTAGAGCGTAGAGGGTGAATAAATATAATCCCTCCAAGAGTGTCCAACGCCCTAACGTAAAGCCGAGGGCGAAAATGTACGCCGACCTTATAGGAAACTATAAGAAGTAGAGGATAAAAAGCCTTTACGATAACAAAGTGAGAGGATTTAGGTGTATATACTCAAGTATCAATGTTGGAGAGTACAGAAGCCTTTAGAAAATTTGCTGGCGATAAAGCTTGGTCCCAACTAGACTTTCAAACTCAACAACAAATAAGATTAGCTGCAATATTAGAACAAACTTATGCTAGATATGGGAATACCCTAGCTGATACCACTCAAACTAGACAAGCTCAATTTGTGGCAAGTCTTAAGAATATTCAACTAAGCTTAGGTCAAGCTTTTTTGCCTATATATAATGCGGTATTGCCACTATTGACAGCTATGGCCAATGCTATTGGCAAAGTAGTAAATTTGATAGCGCAGTTCACTACAGCTTTATTTGGTAGTGCTAAAACCGCTCAAACTCAAGCTACAGCAATAAATAATCAGGTAAGTGGTATGCAAAACTTAGGAGATGCAACTACTAATGCAGGTAAGGCGGCTAAGAAAGCGGCTAAGGACGCAAAGGGCGCTTTAGCTGGATTTGATGAAATAAATAGCCTTAGCAAAGGTTCAGCTGGTAGTACTGGAGATAGTGAAGGTACTGCTGGCCCAGTAGGTGGTGTAGCGAGTGCAGTTCCTAGCTTTGATACAGGGGGCTTTGCAAGTGCAACTGTAGAAGTATCGGAAAAAGTGAAGAAAATGGCTGACAATATTAAGAAAGCTTTTGGAGATATACAAACCGCCGTAAAGGAAAACAAGACGCAAATAGTATCTTCATTGGCTGGTATTAGCGCAGGTGTTGGAACATATCTAATAGGAACACATTGGAACGATATCAAGAAGATAGTGCCTAATGCTATGAAGGTAGCTAAAAAGGCATTAAAATCAATCAATGGTCCTATTTTAGTTGCGTCAGTATTGGTAGCGTTATTCACTAAG